ATTGCCGCGCCCATCGTCACCAGCTCGCCCCGGTCGGCCATCTCGACATAGCGCCCAGAGACGCCATCAGCCGCGCCACGATCCGTAAGGCCCGGTGCAGAGGGGAAGGCCCCCACGCACTCAAGACGCCCCGTCAGTGGCCAGTAGAGCGCCGCCGCCGACATGCTGCGACTTCCTCCAAGATCCACGCCCAGGACAACAGGCCCATCACGTTCGGGCAGTGCATCGGGCGAAACCTCGGACGCCATCCATTCGTCAACCGTGATCAGAACCGATCGATCATCAGACGCCACACGGGAATTGAGATTGAGGTTCCTGAAACTGGACAGCGCCGAACCGCCCCGCGCCATCGCGCGCCGCGCTTGTGCGACCAGCCATTCGGGGGTTGCCCCGATGCCCTCCAGCGCGCCGGGATTGGCAATCAGCAGGCTTTCCAGATCGTCGGGGGGCAGGTTGGGGGGTGGCCGATGTTCCTGGACATAACAGCCGGGGGGCGGCTCATCGAGCCAGCGGCTGAAAGTGTTGGTGTCGTCCGGGGCAGACGTGCTGATGATCAGCGCCTTGCCGTCCCGCTTGCCCAGCCCGGACAGGATCGCGTTCTCGAGGTTGTCGCCTTTGTCGCGCTCCCACGCGGCCCGCTCATCCATGAGGCAGAGCGTGGGCGCTCCGCCCAAAATTGAACGCCCATCGGCAGGGATGACACGCGCCAGCCCGCCGCCGTTCATGTCGGTTTCAACCTCAAGCCGGGAACCGCGCCGGATCGTGAATTGCTCGCGCTCGTCCTCCGGCAGGCCCTCGATGAAACCGACAAGGAACCCGAAAGCCGTCTTGGCCTGATCCCGGTTCCGCGCCGCAAATATGATTTCGCGCTTGGGCTGGGGGGCAATGACGCCCATCAGATGCCCCAGAGCGATGCCAGCGGATAGAGCTGTTTTAGCACCGCCGCGCCCCACTGACAGCAGCGCCACCGCCGTGCCCTTGGCAAAGGCCCCGCGCACAAAGTCTTTCTGGAACCCGGCCAGCTTCAACCGTTTGCCAGCCTTGCGGCCCTCGGGGATCGTCAGCGTTGACAGGAACCGCAGCGCCGCAATCGCGTCTTTGGACGCCCGCGCCATCAGGATTTTTCCCGGAATTTTTCGGCCAGCCGGGAGAGAGAACAGAACACTTGCACTCCGGTGCCTGTGTTTTGAGGATCGCGGGGCATTGGGACCAAATCAGGCACCGCCCGTCAGATCCGTCTCAGGCGCGCCCAGAGAGACGCCACGATAGCGCGCTGTGATCCGGCTGGCGGCGATGGACAGGCCGGGTTGCCCCTCATCAGGTCCGCGCTGGTCATAGGTGAGCGCCGCCTGATCCACGATTGCGAACTGCAAGTCGAGGGGCAGGTCGAACACGTTGTCGGGCAGGGTGATCGCCGCCACATGCGCCACGTCCCGCGCTGCCGTTTCCAGCATCAGGACAAGGCCAGCGTCGTCGTCATCATACGAGATGCGCGCGTGTAGCTTCAGTTCATAGAGCAGGTTGGCAACGTTCATGTCTCGCCCCTTTCGGCCTGCGAAACGTATAACGCGCTTTTCGTTAATGAGCAAGCCTAGATTGCACCACGGCCTTGATCTGGCCACAGCGGGTGACAGGGTGACAGCAGTGGACAGGAGTTCCGTTTCACACTCACGCGTCATGCGCGCGCGCACGTGTTACCGATAATGGAAAAGTCTGTCACCTGCTGTCACCTGTCACCCGGTGGACGTTGGGCAAAAGAAAAACCCGGCACTGTGGCCGGGTCTAAAAAACGTTAGCGCGTCGTCGGGTCGCTTATGGCTGGTAGCTTTCCTTTCGGTGCAGCTCGATGCCACGCCAGATCCGTTCTTGCTTACCTTCAATCTTGCGCTTGTCGCGTGTTAGCCCCCGCTTGGCTAAGATGCTCAACAGCGCCGCTTGTGTGCCGGGGTTTTCCCCCGCTGCGATAGCGTAATCTTTCCAGTTCTCGAACAGGGCTTTAGGCGTTTCTGTCAAAGCTCGATTGGTCGGCTCAATCCGACAGGCTTCGTCCAGCCATTGGCCGAATAGATCCTGATCATCGAAGTATTCTGCCGTTGCGTCCAGAACGCGGGTTGGCCTCATAAGCCCCTTTGCCTGCCAGTCGAGACAGCCCTCGATCATCCATTGCAGGATTGCCGGTGCCTCTGCTCGGAGCTTTTCGGTAAGCGCCCGATCAGGGTTTTTCGGCTTCACAGTGAACGGCACGATATTGAACCGCCGCCGTGCCGCGTCATCGACGTTCCGCAAAACCGGCTTGTGATTGCCTACAACGGTCAGCTTGAATTGCGGCATGAAGGTGAACGCGTCCTGGCGCATGAAGTTTGCAGTGATCTTGTCGCCGCCTGTCACCTGTTTGATCTTGGTTTCCGCCCACGCCTTGCCTTCTTCTGTTTCGGATGCGGTGACCAGCCGCGCGCCCCGCAGCATTGCCATGAATGTCAGGTGTTGCGAATGTTTTGACGCGGTGAATGTGTCCATCGATGCCGTTGCGGCGTACTCACCCATGATGTGTGTCACCGTCTCCAGGAACACGCTCTTGCCGTTGCCGCCTGACCCATAGACAAACAACAGCGCATGTTCGCGGGTGTCGCCGGTCAGGCAATAGCCTGCCCATTGCTTCAAGAAACGCACCATGTCGCGGTCGCCTTCGCAGACTTCCAGCAAGAAAGACTTCCACAGTGGGCAATCGCCCGCCACCGGGCGAACTGCCGCTTGTTTCGTGATGCCATGCGCCGGGGAGGGTGGCAGGTGCGCGCCAGTGCGCAGGTCGATGGTAACGCCCGGACAGCCCAGCATGAACGTGTCCTTATCCCATCCTTCGGACGTGACAGCGTGCGCCCTATCGGCCCGCGCCATGCGCTCTACGCCAGCTGCAAACGCCGCCTTGCGAAAGGGTGGCCGCAGGTCATCGCGCAGCTTATGGGATAATTCCCGCGCAATCCGCCGACAGTACGAATAGGCCAGATGTGTGTTGTCAGGCTTCCAGCGGTCGCCGCTCCACTCGAACCACCGCCCTTGATCGTGGTCGAACCGCATCTTGTCGCCGTATTGCTTGGTAAATGCCAGCGCGACGCCATCCTCTGACATGTCCTGATCAGGTGTGATGCCGGTCGGTGCTTTCTCTTTGGTCTTGCCGGTGCCGGTGCTGCCCTTGGGCTTACCCTCCTGCCAGCCTAGGGACGTAGGATCGACCCTCATCTTTTCACACAGCCAAAAGGCCGCGCTTTTCAGATCGCCGCCCAGGTGTTCCATTACTAGATCGATCGCAGTGCGCGACGCCTCTGGCCCGAAGTCCTTAATGCCCCCGGGGTGGATTGATAAATCTTCCTGAAATGCCCGCCCCAGATCTCGGGAGGACACGCGCCAAACGCCGTGTGCGTTTCGCTTGGCCGCTGGCAGTAGGACGGGAACCCACAGATCAAGCGCTTGCAATGCGGCGTCATTAACCGCCCGCCAAAACTTGCCGCCCTGCCCGGTGTCGATCTTGCGCGGGTTGATACCAGCCGCTTCCTGCGCTTGTTGTGACAGGGATTCTTTCTGCTCCCCGTATTGGGTGCCGACCCATTCCACGAAGTCTTTGAGTTCAGCCGAAGTCACGGTCGGCAATGCATCCTTGACGCCCAGAAAATCGTTCAGGGGGTCCAGATCATGCCAGAAATATGGCTTTTGGGTGTCGGGGTGGATGCCGTATGCGATGAATTGCTGCCCATTGGCCAGAACCTCGATTTTCTGATCGTGGCCTTTCTGATCCTTTGGCAGGCCGAACAGTTTTAGGTCGATCTTGCTTTCTAGGTCACTGGCCACGAGAAACGCTGTCTTGGGGGGCAGTCCGGTGCGCCGCAAACCGCCGGGGTGGCGACGCTGCCACTCGGCTGCGATTGCTGTCGCGGCGTCCAGATCGACAACATCGATGTCAACCAGAGCGATTCCCTGCCCTGTCTTTATGCCGACATTGTTCACCCGGGCAAAGTCAGGTGCTGCGAACTCGCGGGAGTTCCACGCCTTACCAACGGGGCGCTTACCACGACAAGGAACTGGCCTGTAACCATGCGCTATCAGCGTTGCCGCAATGTCGGGGCTGCTCATGTCTGACGCGGTTATAGCCTCTCTTTGGGTGTTGTGAATGTTCATGCGCTGCCCTCCGCGTCATCGAAGATCAGCCGGGAGGCGTAGAGCCACCCAAGCGCACCATTTGAAGTTTTCTCAAACCCGTAGAGCGCCCGGTTGGTTGGGTGGTGAAAGACACTCACAACGAAGCCGCCTTGGGCTTCAATCATTGACCCGGAGATGTCGCGGGAAACGGGGATAATGCTCATGCCGTCACCATGGCGAACTGGCCTAGATCAGTGCAGGAATATAGCTTGACTTTGGTATGCGCGTTCATTCGTCGCCCCTCGTTTTGTGAGGCAGGACGCAACGGTGTGCTTGCACAGGCCGGTTTCCCGACCTATAGTGCATTGAACCTATATCGAACCGGCGTCCAACCGTTTCATTGACCCCATGACCGCTCCAACGGTCGTGGGGTTTTTCTTTTGTGCCATGTGCAACGGAGTCGCACAAGACTTGCTCGATCTTTCCGACAGGAACCCAAGTTGTTGTGTCGCGGCCCAGATCAGGCGTCATAGGCGGCGTCCAGAACTTTGCGGTAATCCAGCGCCATGCTGTGCATCACGCGCGCGAACACTTCGGACATATTCAGTAGGATAAATCCTGCGGGACGGCGCGCCATGGGAAAGATCGAATAGGTGTCGACCGTCCCGTCAGCACTCAGAACGACCTCGGACATATCGCCCGACACTGCCAGGAAGGTGTCGCCCTCGCGGAAGTGAAACGGCAGTGACGGCCAGCGCGTCGGGCTTCCGTCGCCCTCGATCGTGCCGTTCTCTTTGACCCATCCGCCGCCGCCATCAGCGATGTGCGAAAAGTAGCCCGCCGCCTTGAACGCATCAGCCGGTGTTCTGATCCCGATTTCCATCAGCGAGACCGCGCCCGCAATCTCCATCACGTTGAAGAACGAGAACTCACGCCTTCGACCTTTGCCTAGAGGCTTCTTCTGGCCTATGATCTGGCCTTGATTGCACCAGTCGGTAATCTGTTTGGCAGTGGTGCCAGTAGCCAAGGCGACAGATTGCGCCGTGTATTTTTGATTCAGGATGTCCATTTCGCGCTCCATTGTTCCTAAGAACGTGTAGCGCGTTTTTCGTTACTGCGCAAGCCTAGAACGGCCACCATCGCCGCCGCCCTGCGCTATCTGGCACGGGATCTGGCACGGACAGTCGTTTGCGCAGATCGTCCAGGTGTTTGCCGCGTTCCTCGATCAGCCTTTCCGCAGCGTCAAGTTTGGCCTGCAATACCCTGATTTCCCCCTGCAATTCAGATTCTTTCAATGCCGTACTTTGTGAAGTTGGCTGGATAATTGGCGGTGCAGTGGGTGCCGCTCCCGCATCCCGACTCTTGTAGATCCTCGCCAGCTCGGCCACGTCGATCCGCCAGGCTTCGCCCTCTTTTTCCCCAGTGATCTTACCTTGGTTTAGATGCTTCAGCAGCGTCGGCCTACTGACTGCGAACAGCTTTGCCGCCTTGGCCATACTCACCTTGCTCATGTGCAGCCCCTTTTACCCCCCTTGCAAGATTCGCAAGGTGTTGACAGGGTGTCGCCTTACAGCAACGCAGGCAAGGGGCACGTCATGGAAAAGCATCAGGCCGCACGGCACAAAGGGACGCAGCAAATCATGCGGGTCGAGTGTGAAACGGATACCATCGTGGTCGTCTGCCACAGTGGGTTGCGCTTGCGTTTTCTCATGGAAGATCCGGGGTTCGCCGCCGCCGCTCTGCTCGTCGCGCGCAGGCCATCGCGCCAGCCTTGATTCAACCGCAGATGGTCGAGAGTCCGGTAACGGGTGTTATGTATCCTCGCCAGCGCGGGATGACGGTCCCGCCCCGGTTGTGACGGTTGGGGCGCGCCAGCCTCGCGCGTGACGCGCCCCGTGGTCCCCTGACGCGGGGTCCGGTGATCAGCCCCGGTTTTCGCCGTGCTGGCCTGCGCCGCGCCCTCGCAGGGTCAAAGGCCGCGCCATGACGGGGTTTGCCTACTCGCCGTCTAAAGGTGATGCTTCGGGTGGAAGTTCCCAAGGCGCATCCCGCCTTGTCTCAGCCCTGCGCCGTCAGTAAGTGCGCGTCGGCCTTCATCTGCTTTGTCAGGCCAACGAAGTCGTCAACGTCCATGCTGTAGTGCCGGGTATCGCTGCCGGAACGGATCGCCAGCACAACGGTGCGACGGTCCCCGGAAACAGTGCAGGTGCGGATACTGGAAACGGCGAACACCTTGATCATATCATCATCAGTCATTTTTTTGTCTCCTATTCCGTGTGATCCAGCATGTGCTGGACAGGCCCCGGATCGATGCCCGCCGCCTTGGCTTCGGCCAGCGCCCCGATATAGGCAGAGAACGCCCGCGCCTTGCCCGCCGCGTCGTACGCCTGAAGGGGGCGAATACAGTCTATGCGGACAGTCCCGCCCAGCTTGGCAGATGCTTCCTCGGCAATAAGCTTGCTGATCGGCTCCAGCGTCCATTGCCCCAACATCCGTTGGCATTCCCTTACCATGGGTCCGGTGGTGGCAGGGTTCAGCAGGGCAGGCAGGACACCAAACGCCATCGCAATCGAACCCTGCGCCGCTGCCAGGGACTGCACGATCTGCGCCTTTTGCAGATCCGGTGTCAGGTCGTCCCGCCGCTGGCCCAGTTGCGGATTCATGCCCGCCGCTGTCGCCTGCGCCACGCCCTCCACGATCAGCGTTGAACCGCGCCGCCCGCGCAGAGCGCCGCGCATTTCGGCCATGTCCTCGGGTGAGCTGTCGGGCAGGGGCAGAACCTGCGAACCGATGGGCGCGTCCCGGTAGGTGTCGCGTAAGGCTTCCTCGATTTCGTGCAGCAGGTTGGCAGACAGGGCAGAGCGCCGCAGGGGTGCAGATCCTGTCCAGGGTGCAACCGTGTCGGAACCGATGCGCACATGCAGAACCTCGGCTGCAAGCGCCGTCTGTGTCGTGCCGCCGCCCGCTTCACTGATCGAAACCCTGTAAGCCCTTGGCAGGCCCCCACGGGTGGAAAGTTCCCAATCGCTGCATGGCAAGATGCCGTCGCCGGTGATGATGCCCACGAACTCGCCACGCAGCGCCAGAGAGCGCGCCAGCAGGCCCATGGTGCGACGGTCCAGCATGTCGGTGCCTTCCACGTCTGCGCCGCTCAGAGCGTTTTCCCAAAGCGAAATACATGACTGCACAACGCCCGTCATCTCGGCCAGATCGGACGTGCCAGAGAGATAGCTTTGCCGCGCGGCCATGATCATGGAGGTGTAGCCGGTGCCGGTCGCGCGGGTTTCTTGCTGTCTTTGATCTAGATCAAGTCGCCCCCGCTTTGTGAACCATCCAAACATTAAAGCCTCCAGCGTTTCAGGGGGTGAAAAGCGTTGCAGGCCACAACACTTTCAGGCGTCCAGCTTCGCGCCTCGATCTGCGCCGCCGGATAGGCAGGACGTGTAACCGCCGATAATTCGTACAGATCCGCGCTGCCGATCGATCGCAACAGGCCATCGCCTCGTCGCTCGATCCGCTCGCCGCCGGGTGAAACCCTGAAACCGGGTGACAGGCCACGGATCAGGCCAGCGCCGTGCGCCGCCAGAAAGTCCCGTGCCCAGGTGGTGCCATCGGACAAGGTGGCCTCGAACTCCAGCGCCTGATCGGTGTCGCGGATCTCCAGCGTTCCCGCTGCCCGACTTGCCAGGGGTTTGTCATAGTCGTGGCCCGCCAGCAGATGGATATCCTCGCCCGCCTCGATCCGCTCGGCAAAGGCCCGTGCCTCGATCCGTTCGGCCCGTCCCGGTGCCAGAGCGGTTTCCGTGGCGTAGGGGAAGGCCCCGCGCAAGCGGAACCCCCCATCGGTTGCGCGCAGCTCCAGCGCGCCAGATGCTGCGCCCCAGAGCA